ATCGTATGTGTGTACGTCAGTGTGTGTTGCTAATTGAACTTGAAATGCATTTGTTGTTAAGCCTGAACCTAATACAGTGTATTCTACATTGTTACCTAACAAACCAGCATCACGTAAAATTATATCACCTTTTATAATTCTTTCAGAATAAAAAGCGGCTTCTCTAATACTGTTAAATGCGTATGCTAAACTTCTACCTATTTGTGTTTGGTCAACACCTGCGGCGATCATTTGTGCTTCTGTTCTACCGTTAGTGCTTACAAATAAATTTTCTTTTGATGTAAAACTATTATTATCTACGTATGCTTTTGTGGCCGCTTGTAATCCGCTGTCTGTAAAACTAGGAGTTTCTGAAAGTATAAGTGGACCTGTCATAGTCTCACCTGCTATTCTTACTTTTGTATCAGCATAACTTTTGTTTACTGCTTCGTCAGGATCGTTTGGTACACGAGCCGCTCCACCGTTTTGTAATCTAATTACACCTGTTGCAGTATCGCCAGCGGCATCTAAAAACGTATCATCAGCATACTGTTTGTTTACAGCATCTTGTGGTTTTACAGGTGTTCCTAAATTTTCAATTAAGAATGTTTGTGCATTTAAGTCACCGCCTAGTTCTGGTGTAGTATCTAATCTTATTTCAGTACCAGTGGTTCTTAAAGTTAATTTGTTTGGATCACTTGAAAAGTCAACAGCAATACCAACACCTTCAAGTGTTCTTGAAGCAACCGCATCACCGGCTGTGTTTGTTGTTAAAATTTGATTGGCAGTAATTTGTGATGGTGTGTCATCTAAGTTTACAAATTTAAGTCCGCCACTTAAACCTAATGAAGCATAAATTTCTGTAAAGTTTTGATTTACTTTGCTAAACGCACCTCTGATACTATCACCGGTTGCGTCATTACCCGTTGTTCCAATGTTAATTACTTTACGTGCCATTTATTAAACTCCAAAACTTTCGCCACAACCGCATGAACTAGTTGCATTAGGGTTTACTATACTCATATAAGATCCAAATACTTCTTCTTTGTAATCTATTGTTGTGCCCATCACATACATTAACCCTATTCCATCAATAGCAAACTTGCCGTTTTTCAATTCAATAAGTTCGTCATCTGCATTTATAGTATCTACAGCATTCCATTCGTATTGAAAACCAGCACATCCACCGCCTTTAACACTTAATTTAACATACTGTTTGTTTTGCTTGGCTAGTATGCCTTCCATGTGTTTTTTAGCAGAATCTGTTACATTCACTACACTCATATCAATATTTAGCATAGACTTCTACAATCCGAATGTAAATGGTAAATATGAATATGTACGTAAGAACGGATATAACAACTAAATCTTATATGCGTAAAAGCCGTAAAGGAAAGTTTCACCCATACACTCGTAAGAAGCAAATAGCAGTTTTCAGTTGTGATAATTGTAATGAATTGTTTACACGTGATAAAGGTGTAGTAGACCCTAGGCGTTTATCCAACAACTATTTCCATGTATGTCCTAAGTGTGATCCTAAAAGATTTGCACAGAAAAAAGGTGTCGAAAAACGCCTAGTGTGGAATCTAAACGCATCAAGCGGTTTAGATATCAGTAAGATTTAATTATTTTCCTGGTTTCCAGATAGTCCAAGCACCGTAGGCAATTGCCGCGTATGCTAAAATACCTGCAAGAGGTTTAGCAATCAGTACAACAATACCTAATGCAATTAGAGCCGCACCATCCCAAGAAGTTCTTTCTTTGAAACGATTGCTTACCCAACCTTTAAATTTATCTAACATTTTACTCCTCCTTTTTTAGAGTTATAACACCACAGGCAAGTCTATCACCTGCGTTTCCTGTTTTTAGACTTTCAGCATCTCCGCCTTGGCCTAAATCGTCTTGGTCCTTGTGTATTACCACAGCACGACCAACAACAGATCTTTCTCCTAGCAAATCCACCCTTTTCGCAACAATAGTGAAATCGGCTATACCGTTTGTTCCCGCTACGACATTTCCTAAATCTCCTACGTGACCTTCTTTAAGATCTCCGTGATCAACACCGTCTGGATTGTAATGGGCACCAGCACTGTCGCAACCATCTGATAGATCACCATATTCATGTATATGAAAACCGTGTTCGCCAGGTTCAAGTCCTTGTATTCTACCAACTATTAAAGTAGGCTGTCCAGCACTTTGTTTAAAAAGAATTGTACCTTTGACGCTGTCTGAATGCTCTAAGACGCTGACTGCTGTCACTGTTTCTTTTGCTTCAGATAACTTATTGATATCTTCACAATGGCACTTCTTAGCCTTTGTGCGTGGACATTCTGAGATATGTAGTTCATCTATTCTCATAGTAATATTTATGCAAACTATGGCTAGCCAAATTCTTTGCTTTAGACTCTACCATAATATCTGCATGGTCCCAGAATGACAATGCCCAGTCATTTACTGCGTTATTCCACATATAATCGCTATGAGCACGAAGTTTTGCTTTTTTAAAATTTTGTTCTAGTAATGTATTCATTACAGGTTTTTTATCTACAGGATGATCTACTAGTATATCTTCACGTGAAACAGAATAGTGTATAACGGGTCTTACTCCACGCCAACTGTCTACTATGCGAGAAAATCTATCGTCGGCGGTGCTGATATATTCACCTGTTTTGACCCAGTGATGGTGTATGTCAAGTACGAGTGCGACGTCCCTACATAGTTCAATACTTGCTTCAATCCCCCACGACATTTCGTCATTTTCAATTGTAATAATGTTTCTCGCTTCTTTAGATAATCTTGGCAGTACGGCTTGTATACCGGCTGGACCTTGGCGACCTGCGATGTGTACGTTGCATTTAAAATCTTGGAATTGTTTACCGTATCCCATCCACCTTGCGACATCAACATGATATTCAAACTCCTCTATACTTCTTTCTACAATATTGGGGTTGTCAGATGCAAGAACAGTAAACTGACCAGGATGAAAAGAAAGCCTGACATCCAACTTTCTCGCAAGGTCACCGACTGGCCCGAAATGCTTTTCACAATACTCTCTGACATCATTTTTACGCCAAAAATAACTCCAAGTAGGCTCAGTATAAACAGGAAGAACATCACTGCCGAGCCTAACCATTCGTAATTCATTATCTAATCCTCCAACATATTCTATTAAATTGTAAAACGACTGAATATTATGTTCCATAATATCCCATAGTCTTTGTTCTGCGACTTCTTTAGTCTGTCTGTTTAACCAAGCAACTGTTGTGCTACGAGTATTTAGTGGACGTTGAATTTCTTCTAATAACTTTTTCTTTTGTGATTGATCAGGGTGCATATACTTACAAGCGAACCCTATTCTTTTACGTGAAGTCATTTTTTAATATTTTCCAAGTATGTTTATAATCTTTTACATTGTAACATAAGCCAAGGTCCTTGTCAATCAAAACTCTTTTCAACGGATAGTCATTACCTTTTGGATCAGTTCTATCGCCAAAAAATTGGATAATATCATTTTTAGGATCAAAGTCTTTAACTATTTGACTTTTGTCACTTCCTTTTTGGAAAATATCTATGCCTGTTTCTCCGCCTACTACTGCCATTAAATTTGGAAACTTTGTATTAAATGCTTTCGCAATTTTATTTCTTTCATTGTGTTTAGTGTCATATTTTACATAAAACTTACGTTCACCTAAAGTAGCATTTCTACCCACGATGCTGAAGTTAACCATTCCGGGTCTGTCTTCTATGTGTAATCCTGTTCTTAAAACAAATCCACTTTTATCAAGTGTATTGTTTAACCAAGTTCTTGCTTCTTGCGGCAATTTCCATTTTGTTGTGAAAACGTTTTTTCCTTTTTCATAAACATCACAGCCTGAACAATTATACACACGTTCAACAGCCATACATAACTTGTTTCCTAGTTGCTCTTTAGTCTTAGGATAATCACTACCTGTAACAAGATACACATAATTTTCTTTTGTGAAGTCTAAAAACCAATCGTGAAATTTTTTATCTATTTCTTGTCTGCTTGGGGTGAGAGTACCATCTACATCAAAAACAAATCTATATACCATTTCATTTTACTCGTCGTTTGTGAACCAACCTGTGATGATATACTTGTATCCTTCATAGATAGGATTGCCTCTATGTGGATGTTGCCAAGTTGCAGGAAAGAATACAAGTTTTCCAGCAGTAGGCTTTGTCTTTATTCCTTGGTATAAGAATTCTGTTTCACCACCTTCTTTTACGGTGTTTAAGTACAACATATATACAGAAACTCTATCACCACTTGCTTTGTCATTATTTTCGACGTGCCATATATGATATGCTTCTTTTGGACCGTTACGTTGTATACTCATTCCTTTAGGTGTATGTTTCACAACACTGTCTTTAAGAACACTGAACTCTTTACAGTATTTTTCATTGTAGTATTTGTTAACAGTCTCGTAAAATTTTATACAAATTTCAGGATCATGATAGAACATATTGTAGTGCGGTGCCCAATCATAAACTACTCTTGTATCTTGATTGTATCTTACACTTCCATCATAATCGCTTGTTTGATTATTTCTGTTCATTGTTTCAAAACGTTTTATGACATCTTCACAAAAGTCTTTACTAAATGCGTTTGGGTATTCTCTGATATATGATTCTTCTATTGCCATTATGCTATATTTAATGTATTGAAACTTACCACCATGCGATTATCGGTTGTGTTGATTTTTGATCCATGTTTTAGCCAACTTGGAAACAAATAAAGATAACCTTCGGTAGCAGGAACAGTTACATCCTTCATGTTATATTCTGTAATGTCGTTGTACACTTCT